GATAAAAACAAGGTACCATTTTAATTATGAAAATATTAAACTTATATGCTTGTTTGGGTGGCAATAGATACAAATGGGGTGATGAACATGAAATTACAGCTGTTAAATGGGATGAGGAATTAGCTAAATTATATCAAGAAAGATTTCCAAATGATAAAGTTATTGTAGCAGATGCTCATCAATATTTATTAGATCATTATAAAGAGTTTGATTTTATATGGTCATCTCCACCATGTCCAACACATAGTAGATCAAGATTTGCAAGAAGAAGCACTACTAAACCAGTTTACCCTGATATGAAGTTATACCAAGAAATATTGTTTTTGCAAAAATGTTTTAAAGGTAAATTTGTTGTTGAAAATGTTATACCATATTATGAGCCATTAATTATAGCACAAAAAAAAGGTCGGCACTTATATTGGGCAAATTTTACATTACCAAATAATTTAAATGAAAGAAAATGTAATATTATGGAATCAAAAAATGAAGTTGATAAATGGTGTGAATTTCATGATTATAACTTTAGATTATATAAGGGAAAACAAAGTGTACAAAAGATTGCTAGAAACTTAGTTGATTATAAAGCTGGTAAAACAATATTAGATACTGTTATGGGTATAAAACAAAAAGAAAATGTTAATCAAACAGAATTATTTTAAATAAATATTATGAACAAAGAAAATTACACAAAAATTAGAAAACAGCTATTTAAATTAGCTGAAAGTATTATGGATGCAAAACAACCAGAATACACAAACAACCATGTAGATGTTCTACATAATTTTAAATCATCAGCAGAAAGAGCTGGTATTGATCCACTACAATGTTGGATTGTATTTTTAGATAAACAAGTGCAATCAATAATTACTCATGCTAAAAATCCAAATATATTAGAAGCAGAACCTATTGAATCAAGATATGCAGATGCAATAAATTATTTAGTATTAGGTTTAGCTTTAACTATTGATAGAAATAAAGCATTGCATGAAGATTTAAACTTAATTTATAAAAGTATAGAATGAATAAATATTTAGAAGCAAAATCCTGGTGTTTGGAAAACAATATTAAAATTTATATTGTACCCATAAGAAACAAAAAAGAGTGTTATGTTGAAGTAGATAATAATGGCCAAATAATCAGATCACCAATTACATATAAAAACCAATCAATTGCTAGTGATAAGATTTGGGACCTTAATTTACATTTCTTTGAAAAAAATAAGAAAAAGTAAAATGTCTATTTTTGCATTATGAGTAAACAAAATGTAACACATAAAAAAAGACAAATGCTTGTTGCTTTGGAACAAAACTTATGTGTGGTAAGTAAAGCTGCAAGAGAAGTTGGTATCAACAGAAAAACACATTATGATTGGATGAAGAAAGATAGCAGATATAAAAGAGATGTTGAAGATTTAGAGAATGTAACACTTGACTTTGCAGAGAGTGAATTACATAGGCAAATAAAAGATGGTAACACCACAGCAACAATATTTCTACTTAAAACAAAAGGAAAGGGAAGGGGTTATGTTGAAAAGAATATAACTGAGGTGCAAGGAGATATTAAATCCAGATTAATTGAATGGACACCAGCCAAGGACAAAGAACAAGAATAAAAGAGTTTTGTAATAAGCAATTTTATCAGGCAGCCAATTCAGACAAAAGATTAAGGATATTCCAAGGGGGAACTAGAAGTGGAAAGTCATGGAGTTTGATGCAGTATTGCTTATATCTTATGACTACAGAAAAAGAACCATTAACTATTAGTGTAGTAAGAAAGACATTACCAGCACTTAAAAGATCAGTTTTAAGAGATTTCCAACATATTGCCAAGGGTTTGGGTATATACTTCCAGGGAGTACATAATAAAACAGATAATACATTTGAATTTAATGGCCATACACTAGAGTTCTTTTCTACTGATGATCCACAAAAGATTAGAGGTAGTGCTAGAGATATACTTTGGATGAATGAGGGTAATGAATGTTTTGAAGAAGATTTTAGACAATTGGCCCTAAGAACTAGGAAATATATATTAATAGATTTTAATCCATCTGATCCTATACATTACCTTTATGATTTAGCAGATCGTGATGATGCTGATTTATTTTTATCTACATACAAAGACAATAAGTTTTTGCCTAAAGAAACAGTAGATGAAATAGAGAGATTAAGATATAAGGACCCTGATTATTGGAGAGTGTTCGGAGAGGGTAAGAGAGCTGTGTTTTCAGATAGACAAATATTTAAAGGTTGGAAATATATACCATTATCTAATTTTCCTGATATAGATGATAGAGTAATTGGTATTGACTTTGGATATACAAATGATCCAGCAGTAGTATTAGAAGTTGGTAAGGTAGGAGATAAACTATATGTACATGAATGGTTATATAAAACAGGAATGACCAATAGAGATTTAGCAAACTTCTTAAAAGAAAACAATCTTAATGATATATTATCTTATTGTGATAGTGCAGAACCTAAAAGCATTGAAGAACTTAGACAAATGGGTTGTTTAGCAAAAGGAGCAATTAAGGGCCAAGGTAGTATAAATGCTGGTATTAGCTTAATTAAAGAGTTTGAAGTATTTGTATCAAGTGAATCTAAAAACATTGAGAGAGAGCAAAGAACATATTTTTGGGATCAATTAAAAGATGGAACAATAATTAACAAACCTATATCAGGTAATGACCATACAGCAGATGCCCTAAGATATGCTGTTTATAGTAGATGGAAAAATAGATACAATTTCTATGTGGTATAAAATAAGAATTTAATATTTTGTATTTTTACAAAAAATTATATATTAATGGCATCATTCTTCGATAGGTTAAGATACTTAATTACAAATAAATCACAGCAAACCAATGAACAGTATAACAGAGCTATATACAATTATTTAGGTAATTCTATACTTTGGAACCCCGATAACGACAATACTTATATTGATGAAGGGTATAGAAAAAATGCAACTGTTTATTCACTTATTAATATCATAACCAAAGCTGCATCTACAATACCATTTCACATTTATAGAAAAGTAAATGAAAGTAAGTATAAGAGTTATAAGGCATTATCTTCTGGTATTGCTGATTCCTCTGTAATGTATAAAGCTAACCTATTGAAAAGTCATGCATTAGAAGAATTACAACATACAGAATTACATAAGTTAATGGAACGACCAAATCCATCACAATCTTATGCATCATTTATATCTGAGCTTGTGGCTTTTGGTAAATTAACTGGCAATAGATATGTTTATGGTATAGGTCCAGACACAGGTGAAAATGTAGGTAAATACACAGAATTATATGTTATGCCATCTCATGTTGTTGAAATAAATACTGGTGGATTAATGAAACCAGTAGATTACTATACAATTGAGTATAATGGTATTTATAGAATAGAAGCAAATGATATGTTGCATATAAAGGATTTTAACCCTCATTATGATGGTACTGGTTCACATATGTATGGCCAATCACCACTTAAAGCTGGTATGAGGTCAATGACAACAAATAATGAAGCAGTTGAAACTGGTGTTAAATTCTTGCAAAATCAAACAAGTAGAGGTATCTTGATGAGTGAAGAAGGAGATTTAAATGAGGTACAAGCTCAACAACTAAAAGACAAGTTTAGAAGGCAACATCAAGGTTCTAGTCATGCTGGTGATGTTATCATAACACCTAAGAAATTATCATGGGTAAACTTTGGTTTATCAACTTCTGACTTATCTCTTATAGAACAATACAATGCATCTATAAAAGATTTATGTAACATTTTTAATGTACCTGTACAACTTCTCAATAATACTGAATCAAGTACCTATAATAATATGAAAGAAGCAAAGAAGGCATTATATCAGAATTGTGTAATACCTGAATTGCAAAAGATACAAGATGAATTAAATAGATGGTTAGCTCCTAAGTATGGAGAAGATATTTGTATTGAATATGATTTCTCTGTTATACCAGAGTTACAAGAAGAAACAGATAAGATTGTGGATCAAATGTCAAAGGCATGGTGGCTAACACCTAATGAGAAAAGGTCAGCTATGAGCTATGACCATGATATGGATACACCATCTATGAATGATTATTATTTCCCAGCAAATCTTTTACCAATAGATAATCAAGATATTGATGTACCAGTTGTTGATATAAACCTTGATGAACCTGATATGGAAAAGATGTTAAACAAAGCAAAAGTTCCTGGAATGACAGATGTGTTTACTACACAAGAAGAAGCAGAATCAAGAGCTAGAGAACTTGGTGGTTCAGGTAGCCATTCTCATTCTTATGATGGCCAAGAAGTATTTATGCCATTTAAAACACATAATGAATATATGGAAGCTGTAGAAAACGACAAGGATCATTATGGTAAACCACATGATGAGGATGAGGATAAATCGGTATCTGCAACTGTAGAGAAAGGTTTAAAAAAAAAAGTAGAAGATCATAACGAAAAGGTTTCTAAATCTTGGCAAAAAACAAATCTAAGAACTTTAAAAGCAGTATTTAGAAGGGGTGTAGGTGCATATAATACAAACCCAAGTAGTGTACGACCAAGTGTTACAAGTAGCGACCAATGGGCATATGCCAGATGTAATTCTTTCCTTTATGCTTTAAGAAATGGTAGATTTAGAAGTGGTAAGCATGATACAGATTTATTACCAAAGGGCCATCCATTAAGTAGTAAGAAAGAAGCTAAAGCAGAAGGATATGATGATTATCCACAATCAGCAACAAACAATGCCAAGAGAGTAAAGAATTGGATTGATAAATATGGTAGAGCTGAAGTTGATGGAATGACAAATGTTGGATTGGCTAGAATGAATCAATTGATTGCAAGAGAAAAACTTTCACTATCAACCTTAAAAAGAACTTTTAGTTTTTTATCAAGAACTAAGGGTGGTGGATATAATAAAATAAATCCTGATTACAGAGATACACCTTGGAAAGATAAAGGTTATGTTGCATTTTTAGGTTGGGGTGGTCAAAGTATGTTATCGTATGCACAAAGAAAACTTGGTCAATTAGAAAATAATGAATAATGCAAGTTACTACTATAAAAGATTTTACATCAAACAAATATGTAAAAGAGTTTGATTCTAAAGTAGATGCTATAGAAAGGAAAGTAACACCATCAATCAGAAAGTTTTATCAAGACAATTATTTCAAAGGAGTACAAAACTTTTTAGATACTGGTGCTACTGGTTATGATAATCTATTTAGAGTAGAAGATATAACTAAGAAATACCAACAACTATATGTAGATATTGGTTTGCACATTGCTAATTGGTATTTCAGATCATTTGAAAAGTATCATAAGAAAGCTGATCCAAAACCATTTACTCCTAAATGGACAAATGCTTTTTCAACTTATGGTTCATTGATTGCAGCTTATAATGCTCCACTTGTTTCAGGTACAGCTAAAACTACATTAATTAAACTAACATCTAGGTTAATGAAGGACCCTGACTTTATGAGATTAGGAGAAAGGGAAAAAGGTAGAATACTTAGAAAGAATTTTAGACAATATTCAGATTACCAAGCAAGAAGATTAGTAAGAACAGAAAGCACAAGAGCATCTAACTATGCAGTAGAAGAATCAAGTAAGACAATGTTTTCAGAAGATCAATTATCCAAGCAATGGGTTACTATGGGAGATGCAAGAGTAAGGAATTGGCATCAATCAGTTAATGGCCAAACAAGAAGAATGGGTGAACCATTTTTAGTTAATGGAGAAGAAATAATGCGACCTGGAGAAGGTTCTGCGAAGAACACTGTCAATTGTAGATGTAGAATGATTACAATACCAGATGAAGGTGCTGTACCAATAACTGAAATATCCGACATAGGTGTGGGTATAGGAGAATCAAGAATACCTAGTTTTAGTTTAGAAACAATTACCAACACTGTAGTACAAACTATTGCTACTGCTGGTGATGCATTGGTAGAAGGTGTTGCTACTACATTAAATCAATTTAGGACACAAATAAAAGAAACCTTTGAAGAAGTAGGATTAAAAATAAATAAACTACAACTATCAACTAAAAGAAGTTTAAAAGAATATAATGAGATACAATCACAAATAAAATCTCTAATGAAAAAATATAATTATGCCACATATCATAATGATGCCGAAGTACAATTAATGTTTAGGTCAGGTAAAAGATTTATTGGTTATATAAAATCAAGTAGATTATCAGGTAAAACAAAAGTTATAAACTTAGGTTCACCATTTAATACAAGAAATTCAAGGGTAAGGATGCATGAATCAAACATGATAGGAAAGTTTGATAGAAGATTCAATTCTCATGTTGATCCTGATAAGGATTATCTATCAACTACAGTTCATGAAATGGCCCATTTGTTAACTATAACTAATACAGCACAAAAAGAATTTGTGTTAAATTTGGGTACACCTGGTAAAAGATTTTGGGCCGATCTCACTAAAATTAGAGAAAAATATAAGACAGAATTAATTAGATTAAGGGAAGCAGATAATCATGTTGTATTTAATGATATATTTTTAGGTAGATATGCATCAACAAATGCTGATGAATTTTTTGCAGAAGCATTTACTGAATATCATTTAAGTTCTTCACCAAGTAAGTATGCAATTGAAGTTGGACAATTAATAGAAAAATATTATGGAAAATAGACAAGAAAATTTTATTTGTATTAGATGTAAACATTTCCAAGAACTTGCTGGTGGATGTAGAGCTTTTCCTAAAGGTATTCCAAATCAAGTGCTGTTTGATAACAAACATAACAAACCATTACCTGAACAAGATAATAATATTGTATTTGAAGAAGGTGAACCATTAGAAGAAATATTACTAAGAAATAAGTAAATTAAAATTTAGTAATTTTGTAAAAAATTATAGTTATGGATTTTATTTACAAAACTGCACCACTTGGTGAAATTATAAGCGACATAGATGAAGATAAAAATATTGTCAAAGGATATGGTTCATATTTCGACAATGTTGATTCAGATAAAGATATAATTAGAAAAGGAGCTTATCAAAAAACAATTGAAGAAAATGGCCATAGAGTAAAATACTTATACCAACATAATATGATGCAACCCATTGGTAAAATGGATGAATTATATGAAGATGAAAAAGGTTTGGTTTTTACTGCTACCATTCCTAAAACATCATTGGGTAAAGATATAATTGAATTAATGAAAGCTGGTGTAATTACAGAAAACTCTGTAGGTATATTACCAATAGTAAAAGAAGATAAAGGTGATTACAGAGAGATAAAAGAAGTAAAGCTATATGAAATCTCTGCTGTTACTCTAGCAGCAAATGACCAAGCTAAAATAATGGATGTCAAAGGCACTACTGATTTAGAAGGTGTCTATAAAAGATATGATAATTTATCTAAGCTAATCAGAAAGGGTAATATCTCAGATGATATGGGATATGCCATAGAAGCAGAAATATACAAACTAAAATCTTTGTTCATAGATGCTACTCAGCCGATTTTTGAAATCACTGAGCCAGTAGAAGAAAAATCTGAGTTTGATGTTTATAAATATTTGTTGAATAATTTAAAATAATTTTCTAAAAATGGATGAAAATGTTAAAAATCAGCTAGATCAATTAGGAAACATCATTGATGAAAAGATTGAGAAAGCTACAGGACAAGCACTAGAAAGTGCAAATGGTAAGGCAGATTCAGCTCTTAAAGGAGAGATTGATAACCTTACTAAAAAATTTAACGAAAGATTTGATGCATTCGAAGTTGAAAACAAAAAAATGTTTGAAAAAAAGAATGAATCAAAAGATTTCAGAACTAACTTAACAAAAGCAATCAATGAGGGTGCTATTGAAAATTTAGTAAAGGGTAATACAAGTGCAGCGAAATTTGAAATTAAAGCTGACATGACTACAGGTGCAGATTTCTCAGGAGAAGTTATAGCAGCCGACAGAGTGCCAGGATTCAAATTCGATCCTAATCGACCACAGAACATGAGACAAATCATACCAAATGGTTCAACTGGTTCTGATGTTGTTAGATTCGTAAAAGAATCAGGATATTCTAATGGTGCTGCTGCTGCTAATGAAGGATCAACACTAGGTCAAACTGACTTTGATATGACTGCTACTTCTGTTAATGTAGAGAAGATTGGGACCTATCTCAGAATCAGTGATGAAATGTTAAATGATACAGCTCAATTAACAAGCTACATTTCTAACAGAGTACCAGCTAAACTATTAGAAGTTGAAGATGACCAAATTCTTGGTGGTAATGGTGTAGCACCAAACCTAAATGGTTTATATAATTCAGGTACTAACTTTGACACATCAGCATCAGGTGCATTCTATCAATCAGTTGATAATGCAAATGAATTTGATGTATTGGTAGCTGCAATAAACCAGTTAGCTCTTTCTAACTACAAGCCAAACTACATTCTTTTAAATCCAACTGATTTCCATAAGATTTTATTACTTAAGGATAGCCAGTCAAGATATTTGAAAGATCAAGTTTATCAAGGTTTACAACCATCATTTATGGGTGTACCAGTAATCATTAACAATGAAGTTAATGCTGGTTCATTCTTAGTTGGTGATTTCAATTCTTGCCAATTATGGATTAGAGAAAATCTTGCTGTTTCATTCCACAGAGAAGATGGAACAAACATCAGAGATGGTTTCGTAACTGTAAGATGTCAAGAGAGAATAGCACTTGCTACTTATTTACCATTAGGTATAATTGATGGTACATTTAGCACTGCTAAAACAGCACTAGAAACTCCATAGTAATATAGTTTTTATTGTTTTTTATACTCAAAAAGGGGGTGTTTTCACCCTCTTTTTTTATGCCCTCATATGAGGTGGTATTTAAATAGTAATAAAAATATTTTTTTATTTTGAAAAATTATTTTACATTTGATTCATAGTTCATTGAAATATTGTTTAAAAGCAATTCACACAGGGAAACAAAACGCCCGACTTATTGAGTGTGATCTTTAAAGAAGTTGTAAAACTAATTGGATAAGTATATTGGGAAAATCCTAAACCATTAACTGAGGTTTATATAAGTGAAGCATAAAATATAAGTTTGCGAAAAGATAGCATACCCAAGCGAGGTATAGGAGTTATTTGTAATATTAATAACGAAATGAAATCGTAAGTGGCTATTGACCGATTTTGAAAACGAATGTGGTTTAGAGGTATTGGCGAAACCATTAATTTTATTCAATATTCAATGAACTTTTTATTTAAAAAAACATTATGAAAAAAAGAATAAAAAAATTATTTATTGATGCATTGATTGTTATGTTTATTTGGGGTTGTGCGATGATATTAATGATAAGATTTTAGTAATGAGCAGTAGAATAAGATTTAATCATTACATAAAAAAAGCAAAAGAGCTTGGCAAATTAAAAAGAAATAGAAATGAAAAAAAAGCATATCAGATTAGGATTAGGTTCCCTTCTATTACTATTAGCAATTAGATCGGTTTTAGTTGTAAGTGATTTTATTACAGGGCCATTCTTGTTAATATTAAGCATTGCTGTATTTAAAAATGTAGATTATGATAATGAATGAAGAAGATATGATAGATGCAATAATTGGTAGAGATGTTTGGAAACAAATACCAGCTACCAAAAAGCTACAACTATATAGCAAATTAAAAGACATAAAAAAAATTGTAAAGTCAGAAATTCTGTTTTCATAGTAGTTAGTTGTTTTTATTTTTCTGACCAATAAAACCAGGTATATAACATATCTGGTTTTTTTTGTATTTTATATGGCATGAATGGTAATCAGAAAGGATGCTTTGCTGAATATCACTTTGCAACAACAGCCATAAAAGAAGGATACAATGTTTCAGTTCCATTATTAGATTCTTCAATGTATGATTGTATATTGGAAAAGGATGGTAAGTTGTTTAAGGTTCAAGTAAAATACTTAGGTGCTGATAGATACAAACATGGTCGTAGTATCCAAATTGTTTTAAAAAGAAGTGGATCACCAAGCTATCCATCACACCTTGTAGATTACTTTGCTCTATGGTCAGAAGAATTTAATGGATTTTTCATAGTCAAAAATGAAGGTCAAAAATCCTTGAGATTATCTATCTATAATCAGTATAAAGAAAATTTTAATAACTTTGCATTGATTTCGTAAATAGCTCTTAAGAAGCAACATTTGAAAATTCGAGTGTTGCTTTTTTTTTATCTTTACATAAAATTTTATTATGAAGGTAAAAGCAAAAATCCAACTTAAAGATGGTAATATAGTAATCAATCCTGGTGATGTTATAGATATGGCTGATGCTAATGTACATGGCATGATTAAAAAAGGATGGGTTGAGCCAATTAAGAAAGAAGTAAAACAAAAAAAAGAAACTAAGGAAATGAAATTAGATTCTAAAGAAACAAAAGATGCGACAAGTAAAGATTAATTCAACGACAGGTTCGGAGATTGTAACAACACAAGAGTTCAAAGATTATGCTAGAATAGATACATCTAGTGATGATGCATTAATTGCAAGACAAATAACACAAGCTAGAATATGGTGCGAAAACTATATATCAAGAGATATTGTTGCAAAGAACCGATCTTATTACATGGATAACACAAATGGTTTATTTGATTTGCCATTCGGCCCTGTAGCAAGTATTTCTAGCATTCATGCTGATGGTTCTGCTGTTACACACACTAATGTTGGTTTGGATAAAGAAACTATTGAATTAAATGATGGTCCAGCAGAAAAGGTTACTGTTGTATATGTAACAACAGGATTAAATGATTCTTTACTGAAACAAGCAATACTACAATTAACATCAACATATTATGATAATAGAAGTGATTTTGTCTCTGGAACTATTGTAGCTACTGTACCTACAGAAGTAAAAAATATTTTGAGTTCTTTTAAAAGTATGTTTGTATAATGGATGCTGGAAAACTAGACAGAAGATTAATTATAAAATCAGTTAGTAAATCATCGGATGGTTATGGTGGTTATACTGATTCAGTAAGTACAAACAAAACGATATGGGCAAACATAACTCAAACAAGTGGTGAAATAAAATCAGAAGATGGTAAAAGAAGTTGGGTTAGTAGAATTGAAATACTATGCAGAAAGAAAGCATTTGACAGTATAAATAATAGAACCAGTATATTACAAATAGAAGGTAATGTTACTAATTATAGAATAAATGAAGTTTATGATGATGATCCTAAATATTATACTAAAATTATAGCAACTAGAATTATATGAAAAATGTTGATATTAAGATTGATCCTGGAGATTTGACAAGGTTAAATAACAAGATTTCTTTATTAAGAAAAGAAGCTCCTAGAAAATTATCAACTAACATTGCTCATGCTGTAAAGTTTATGGAAAATGATGCAGTTGCAAATGCACCTAGAGATAATGGTGATTTGATCAGATCAATAGGTTCTGAGGTTGTTGGTATGACAGCCGAAGTATTTGCTGGTGTAAAATATGCACCATATCAGGAATTTGGTACAGGATCATTTATAGATGTTTCAGATGCAGTAGCATTAGGTATTCCAGCATCAACAATAGAAAGATTATACAAAGGTAAAGGTAAAAGAGAAGTTAATATGCCACCTCAACCATTTTTCTTCCCAGCAGTTAGAAAGGGATTTAAAAAATTGTTGGATGGTATAGAAAAAGATTTAAAACAATTATTGTGAAAGATGCAACTAGATTTATAAGATTAAAAGTAATAAATGCTTTAAGTGGCAATGTATCACATGGTGGTTCAAATGTACCTGTATATAATAGAGTTCCATCTGATGCTACATTTCCATATATCAGAGTTTATAGTGTTTCAACATCTCAAATAGATGACAATCAAACAAAATACAACGCTGATATTATTACAAGGGTTGAAGTAGTTACAAGATTTAGTGCAGATAGTGGTGGTGATCTGACAATGAATGATATTATGGATGATTGTTTGCAATTATTAATAAGCAAAAATTCTTCTGCTTTTGATTTAAGTGCTAACAATTTTAAAGTGTATTCTACTACTAATGAAAGTTTACGATATTTGCAAGAAGATTTAATTGACCATACCTATTTTAGAGCAATACTTGAAATGAGTAATAAGGTCGCAGAAGTTTAAAATATGGATTTTAATGATTTAAAAATATATATTATGAATACGACAGCAATAGCAGTTTCAATGGCTGATTACATTGTTGATATACTTAGAATAGGTTTATTGGTTTTGACAATAGTTTATACAATTTTAAAAATAAAAAAAATAAATGGCAAAAAAAATTAGTGAAGATACAGAAGTAAAACTTGACCTTAAAACAATAGCTATGATTGTAGGTGGTGCTATATCTTTAGCTAGTATGTGGTTTACTCTACAAGGTGATATACAAGAATTAAGAAATCAAGTAGAAGATTTTAGTGGTGATGAGTTTGTTCAAAAGATGGAGTTTAAGCTCAAGGATGAATTGATTAGGTCAAATGTCATTCAAATAGAAAAATCTACTGAGGTTTTAAAAGAAGATATTTTAGATAATAAAGAATCAATAAAAGAATTAGAAGATAAAGTTTATAAAAGATGAAACATTTAATTTATGTAATATTTATTTTGTTTGTTAGCTATGCTGTTAATGCACAAGATATGACACTATTACACATCAATTCAAAATGGAACTCTGATAATGATTATCCATATTTAAGACAAATAAAAGGTGTTGAGGTAATTAAAGTGAAGCTAGAGGATCAACCACCAGCTATAAAAAATCAAATCAAATCAGTCCCTACTATTATTTTATACGATACAAAAACTCAAAAACCTAGAGGTCAATGGGCAGCAGATTTATCTTTTAAATTAGATGTTGATCCTGATGAAATACAAGAGTACATCAATAGGTATAAAATGCAATTTACAAGAAGGGCCACATCAAATTAATAGATTATGATTAGTAAACACATTTCAGAAAAAGAAGCAACCAAATCGGTTACTGCTTTAAGATTAGGTATTGATAATACACCAAATGGTGATGCAATAGCTAACATGAAAGAATTAGCAAATAAAGTATTTCAACCACTTAGAGAATGGGTTGGTGGTCCAATTAAGATTAATAGCATGTATAGATCATCAGCTTTAAATGAAGCCATTGGGGGTTCTACCAGATCGCAACATTGTAAGGGACAAGCTATGGATATAGATGACATATATGGCCATAAAACAAATAAAGAAATGTTTGCTTGGATTAAAGAAAATTTAGATTTTGACCAAATGATTTGGGAATTTGGTAATGAGGATAATCCTGATTGGGTTCATGTCAGTTATGTTAGTGAAGATAAAAATCGTAACAAGATTTTAAAAGCAGTAAGAGATGATGGTAAAACAAAGTATATTGATATAACAAATGCATAATGGATTTTGGTGTAGCTCCCATACCAAATGGTTTACTCTTAGGAGTTGAATACTATCCTGTTGATGGTGAGCAAGATTACAGTGAATTAAATATTTATTTATTAATTTTGGTAATACATTTTAGAGTTTACATATGAGCAAACCAAAAAAGAAATTCAAAGATAGTACAGTTGGCAAACTTTTATTTGGTGCTGCAAGTATAGTATCACCACAATTAGGTGCTGTCTTAAATGGAGTAACATCACCAAAAGATGCTATTGCTGAAATTACAAAAGCTAAAATTCCAACAGAAGATAAAATTAAATTACAAACATTAATATACGAGCAACAAAATAAAGAGATGGAAGCAATCACATCAAGATGGGAAGCTGATTCTAAATCTGATTCTTGGCTTTCAAAAAATGTTCGACCTATGATATTAATATGGTGTATTGTTGTTTTTTCTTTTGCTGGTATATTAGATAGCATAGAAAGCATTCCATTTGTAATTCATGATAATTGGAATGATACTTTTGAAAAGGTCATGATGGCTGTTGTTCTTGCTTATTTTGGTGGTAGATCAACAGAAAAGGCAAGTAAAATTATTAAAGGCAATGGCTAAAAAAGGCATCTATATTCATTACACAAAACCAAAAAAAAAGCGACCAGGTGTCCATTCTAAAAATGCTAGTCAAGGTCAAACTGGGTACAAAAAAAAGTATATAGGTCAGGGAAAAACTAACTAACCTTTATTTAGTAAATTTGTAGTAAATTAATTCTATGGGTACTACATTAACTGGCAAAAGAGTTCAAAATACTTATGATTCACTTTTAAAGATCGGAGATAACGATAATCTAACAGGAACACCCAAAAGAGTTGGTGATGGCTTGGGTAATGATTCACCGATTTTTTTAAGCACTACAAAGATAGGTGTCGGTGTAACACCAACATATCAATTGCAAACATCTGGAGAAGCAAAAATTGGATCAAACCTTATAGTAGGTGGTAATTTGACTGTTAATGGTACTACAACAATAATTGATTCAACTGTTATTGCTATTGGTGATAATATGATGGAATTAGCTAAAGATAATGTTGCTAATACCATGGATATAGGTTGGTATGGAACTATAAATTCAAGTGGTGAAAAATATGTTGGAATGTTCTATGATGCATCAAGTGGTGTTTCCACTCCAGAATTTCATATAGGTTTAGGCACTTCTGAGCCATCTTCTACAGCATCATGGAACACAAAAGGTAAATTAATTATTGGTGCATTAGATGCAACCACAGGAGTTTTTAATGGCAATGTTGATATAATCGGTAGTTTAAAAACTGATAGTAATATTGAAATACAAGCTGCAAGTGGTTATGGATTTATGGAGATTGGTGGACCTAGTGGTGGTCATATAGATTTAAAAAAACCATTTAGTGATGATTATGATTTAAGATTAATTACAGGCACCGATAGCGAAATAACAGCATCAGGTACTTTAAAATTAAATGCTGGTAATACATTAACATTAACCTTAGATGGGTCAACACAAAATGCATCCTTTGTTGGTCATATAAGTTTATTAGATGGTAAAGAGTTAAAAGTTGGAACTGATGTTGATTTAAAAATTTATCATTCAAGTGGTAATAGTTTTATACAAAACTTTACAGGTTCACTTGTTATTGAACAATCAAGTGGTGCAATAGCATTACGACCAAAAACAGGAGAAAATGGTGTACTTATCATTGAAGATGGTGCAGTAGAACTTTATCATAATAATGTTAAAAAGTTAGAAACGACAAGTTCAGGAGTTACAATTACAGGTGAACTTGAATTAGGTGATGGAACTGCAAACAAAATTCAATTTATTGGAGGACAAGGTAATTGGAGAATGAATATTAGTAACAGCGCAAATCAATTTGTAATACATTCTGAAAGTTTAGCTGCCGACTATTTTACAGTTATTGGTGGTGGTGGCATAAAACTTAATGCTTATGGCTCAGGAAATAAAACAGGTACCATTGCAAAAAACTTAGCTGTAGATTCGAGTGGCAATATTATTGAAACAGATGGTGGTTTAGTTGATGGTAGTGGTACAGCAAATGATGTTGTAATGTGGTCAGATAGTGATACGCTAACAGATGCACCTATTGCAATTTCTGGTAATAATGCAACCTTTGCTGGTAATATAAATGCTACAAAAGGATTTTTTACAGCTACTAATAATCAAATATCAATTGTTGATAGTGATGATAATCAAGATTTTAGATTACAAACTAATCTTGGAAAGTTTAGTATTAAGGACCACACAAATTCACAAACTATATTTAAAATAGATGCTAATTCTGGTGCTGATTCATTAGTTATAAGCAGTAGTGGTACAGAATTTGGCAATAAAATAAGTGTTAATGCTGGGACAACTTTTGATTCAATGGTTACAATACAAGGTAATGAATCAGGTGGACAAACAGCTACATTTTTACATTTAAATTCAGGTAACAATACAACATTATATCCATTTCTTGCAACTTTAAATAATGCTGATATAAGTTCAGCAACTTATGGTTGGTTATTTGTAAACAGTAGTGTAAATGGTAATTTTGAATTATATAGACAGAATAATAGTTCTACACCAGTCAAAGTTTGGGACATATCAAGGTCAACAGGCAATGCAACTTTTGCTGGTGATATTAGTTTAGAACAAGCAGCAACACCTACAATTGAATTAAAAGATACGACTAACAATTATTATTTGTTAGTAAGACATAATAATACAAATGCAATATTTGATACTCATTCATCTTCTTATTATGAATTTAAAATAGGTGATGTTGAAAAAATGAGATTAACATCAAGTGCTGCAACTTTTGCTGGTGATATAATTTTATCAAATAATGATGTTGAAAGGTTTATTAAAAGCTCTTCAAATGGTGGTGCAATAAAAATAACTGGAAATAGCGATGCAACAACTAATCCAGATAGAGGGTTGTTTTTAGGTAGGGTTGATAATAATGATGTATTTAGCGCATCATTAAGTTTTCATAATGGAGATGATGCTGTTTTTTCTGGTGATGTTACTATTAGCAAAGCTGCAACTCCTTTATTAAAATTGTTAGATACAACTAATAATGTTAGTTTATTAATTGGTGCTGATGACAATAATACTTTTTTAAGAGGTTCGAGTGGTAGTTTAATATTTCAAACTAATGGTGCTAACGCAGCTTTAACATTAGATTCATCACAAAATGCAA